GGTTTCCGCTCACCACCGCGAAAAAATGTCATAAGTGTCACAACAGACTGAATATGAGAGAGTTACACAAGCTCAAGCAAGCTGCAGCCTAGCAAGACATGCCAGAAAAAACCCAGACAACAAAGAAAGCTAAACCACGTATTCCAAAAGGCTTATGGTCAACTGCTGACGTGTGCGAGCAACTCCATTTTTCTATGGCTCAGGCCCGCAACCTGTTAGGCATGGTTCCAGTGGCAAAACAGACTGCACGGGGGGATAAATACTATGACCCTGAGAAGGTGCAGGAAGCGCTTAAGAAAACCCGCAGCACTGGCAACCACGCTGAAGAGGGCAGCCGTGAGTGGTATGAGGTGGAGAAGTTAAAGCGGCAGGTGGACAAACTAGACCATGAGCTGGACAAACTGAAGGCGCAGGTCATACCCGTGGACGAGGTGCGGGAGGGTGTCATGAAGCTGGCCATGGAGTTTAGGAAGCACCTAGAGGAGCAGGCCGCCAAGCTACCCCCACTAGTGGCAGGCCTGGAGCCCCAGGACATTCAAGGAGTCATAGACGGCTACAATAAGTCTTTGCTTGCCACCATCAGACAGGCCCATGGACAAACTCGTTGACGAATGCGTCCTGTCAGCCCTGGCTGAGCGTAATGCAGGAGGCATAGCAGACTGGGCCCTGGACAACGTGAAGCTGAGGGAGTCACCCTATGGAGGGCAATTCCGAGCTGATGAGACCCCCTGGCTACTGGAGCCCTTGGCTGCCCACGCTGACCCAGGCAACCAGACGGTGGTCATGAGCTGTGCTGCCCAGACAGGCAAAACTGTGTCCATGTCTGTGGCTATTGCCTACAGCCTCAGCCAAAACCCCAGCCCTCACCTTGTTACCTTTCAAGACGAAGATTCTTACAAGGACTACTCCAAGGAGCGACTGGGCCCCATTCTGGAGTCCTGCCCTGCCCTAAAAGACCAGTGGCCTAGCGACAGACACAGGAAGACCATAAGCGAAGTATTCTTCCATTCATGCACCCTCAAACTAGGCCCAGCAAACAACTCATTCTTGCGCTCTTGGTCCATTCGGTTCCTCTATGGTGACGAGGTCAGCGCATGGCGGCCTGGAATGCTAGCCAGGGCCAAAGCTAGGACAACCCGCTACTGGAACAGAAAGCACTGGTTCAGCTCCACCCCAGAGCTAGTCGGGGACGACTTCGACACCGAATACAGAAGCGGCACCTGTGAGGTATGGCACTTGAAATGCCAAGGCTGCGGGGAACTGTTTACCCCTAGCTTCTACGACTGCATAAGGTGGGAGTCTAATGAGACAACCAAGCCAGGGGGTGTCTGGAACTATGAGGAGGTAGCCAAAACTGTCACCATGGCCTGCAGCCATTGCGACCATGCCCACCGCAACACTGAGGCAAACTGGAGGCAAATGGTAAAGGGTGGCTATGTGGCCACCAATGACAACCCCACCCCACGGGTGAGAAGCTTTAGCTTCAACCAGTTGACACTCCCTCCAAGCGTCATGCCCTGGAGCGACCTTGTCATTGACTTCCTCAAAGCCAAACAACATGCCGCTGCAGGCTACACTCAGCCACTCAGAGAGTTTGTGACCTTGAGGCTTGCTGAAAGCTGGAAGCCCTCCAACCACATGGAGACTGAGCGGATTGAGGTGAGTGACGCTTACAGGCCTGAGGACGCCTGGGAGGACGAGCACACCCGATTCCTCACAGTGGACTGCCAGAACTACTTAGAGGAGTTTTTCTGCATAGTCAGAGCCTGGAGCAAGGGCGGTGCCTCAAGGCTTCTGGCATTTCGACGGGTCAGCTCGTTTGACGAGGTTGAAGAGCTACGCAAGGAGTTTGAGGTTGCACCGCAAAGGACATTCCTAGACGTGGGCTACCAGAGGGCAAGAGTGTTAGCTCAATGCGGCAGATTTGGCTGGGTTGGCTTAAGGGGTGAGCCCTCTGTTGACTTTGCCCACACAGGCAACGGGCGAACCATTCGAAGGCTGTATAGCAAACCCACTAGGGTGTCCTCCACTGGCAGGGTAGCCCCTCCTGTCTTCCGCTGGAGTAACCCCAGCGCCAAAGACATTCTGGCAGCCCTCAAGGCAGGCAAGGCCCAGCCGTGGGAAGTCTGCAAAATGGACCCTGAGTTGGCTGAAGAATACGCCAAGCAGTTGGACTCTGAGCGCAAAAAGGAAGTTATAGACAAACACGGCAGGGCAGAGATGCGCTGGGTTTCCTTTAGGGCAAACCATGCCTGGGACTGTGAGTGCATGCAGGTTGTGGCTGCCTGCATTGCCAAGCTACTGCTCGATGAGTGACACACTGCCCCCTTTATATGAATGGGGGACTTGCGAAGCTTTCTAAGGCTCCAGACTAATGCGTGGCTTCTGACACTCAAAGAACGGGTGGCAGATGCCGTGCTTTCTGGTGCCGTCACCACCTCCTTTTCCAATGCCTCCCAAAGCGGCACCCGTGAGCTAGTCTTACCCACTGAGGAACTAGCCTCCCAACTCACGGACGTGCTTCATGAAAAAGGCCTAGCAACAGGCACCAAGCCTGCCCGCATGACATTTGCAAGGTTTACCCGTTAGCATGGAACTCTACGACCACAACGGGCGAGTCTTAGACCTAGCGCCCAAGAAGAAAAAGGCTAACAGCTTTAGCGGGCACTACAGGGGCACTGAAATAGGACGCTACCGAACCTATGTCCCCTACACTGTCAGCGATTCCACGCAAACCCTAAACAGGAGCCAGAGGCGCAGCCTCATGGGGTTTGCCAGACACCTCTTCAATAACAACGGACTTGTGAGGGGTGCAGTGTCTGACCTGACCCGCTACTCCATTGGCTCAGGCCTCAGGCCTCAGGCCCAGTCTGCAGAGGCCCAGGCCTATGAGGACTACTTCCAGCAATGGAGCCAAATTGCGGAGGTGACAGGACAATTCACATTTGGACAACTCCAGAGCCTAGTTTCTAGGCGCATGGACATTGACGGGGACATTGGCCTCATAATGGTGGGCACTGGCAACAGTTTCCCGCAGCTCCAGCTTGTAGAGGCCCACCGCATTGAGTCAGAAACCTATGACGCAAAGGCCCATGACGGTGTCTACACTAGCCCCGCAGGCAGGCCCACAGCTTATGAGGTTAGGGACGGGGACAGTGACTACCGCCGCATAAGTTCAAACAACTTTATTCTGATGTATGACCCTGAGCGGGTCAGCCAACTCAGAGGTGTCACGAGCCTAGTCCATGCAATTGCCCATCTAAGGGACATGGACGACCTGCTGGAATTTGAAAAGGTAGGCACCAAACTCAATGCCTCCATTGGCATGGCTATTACAAGCCAGGGTGGCGTGGTAGACGATGGCAGCGCCTTAATTGAGGACGGCTATTCAGCCGCAGACACTGGAGACCTTCCATGGCAGACCTTTGAGCCTGGAATGATTCCACGCCTCAAAATTGGAGAGTCCATTGAGTCATTTGCCTCCAACCGTCCCTCCCCTACTTTTGTGGGTTTTGTGGAGCACCTGATTAGGGAGACCGCCACAGGCCTAGGCCTACCCTATGAGTTTGTCTGGGACATTTCCAAAGGCACAGGCAGTGCCTCACGCTTTGTTCTGGAGAAAGCCCAGCGGCGCTTTGAAGAAAGGCAAAACCTTATAGCCACCAAACTCTGCAGCAGAGTGTGGAGCTGGGTAATTGCTAGGGGCATTAAGCGTGGCGACCTACCACCCTCAGAGAACTGGTGGAAGGTGCGCTGGCAAACACCTAAGCGGATTACCGTGGACCTTGGCAGAGAGGCCAAGTCCAACCATGACTCCATTAAGCTAGGACTCAGAACCATGTCTCAGGACGTGGGTGAGCTAGGCATGGACTGGCAGGAGGTAAGAGGCCAAGTAGAAGCTGAGGCAGTAGACCTGCTCCAACGGGCAAAAAGACTTTCAAGTGAGTATGGGGTCAGCATGGAAACAGCCATGCACCTCCTCTCACAACGCACACCCAACCCTGTATTTGCAGACAGCAATGAAACACCGATTGACCCACAAGCTGCAGAATGAGGTGTGGGCAATCCGCCCAGACTACCATTCTGCATTGACTGAGGCCTCTGCCTACTTTGACGAGGACGACGAATACACGATTGAACCCAACCGCCCACCACAAGAGGTGGATGGTGTTGCTATAATTCACATTCACGGGGCCTTGGGCAAAATGCTAGGCCCATGGGAGAAAATGCTGGGCATGACTGATTATGACGACATTTGGCAACAGGTGTCCGAAGCAGAAGCAAGCCCCAATGTCTCCAGCATTCTGCTCCACATAGACAGCCCTGGTGGCACCATTACAGGCCTGCCAGAACTGGCTGCAAAGCTTCGCAACGTCAGCAAGCCCTTGGTGGCTTACACAGAGGGCATGGCAGCCTCTGCAGCCTACTGGATAGCCAGCAGTGCAGACAGTGTGATTCTGTCTGAGTCAGCCGAGGTGGGCAGTGTAGGCGTTTATATTGCGCTACTAGACCAGTCCGAGCACTTGGCAATGAATGGCTTCAAAGTCAACGCCATTAGCTCAGGAGAAAACAAACTAGACCTGGCTGACTTCAAGCCACTCTCAGAGGAAGCACAGGCCCGCCTACAAGCCAATGTCACCAAATGGCATGACAGGTTTAAGGCAGACATAAACCTCAAGCGCACAGCCCCAGAGTCCAGTATGACTGGCCTGACTTATGAGGGCATGGAAGCAGTGCCAACCCTTGCAGACGCAGTAGTCAACGACCTGGACAGCGTCCTGGCACTCATGGCGAACCTTTAACCAATACCAAAAACACATGAAAACCATTCTGGATTTAGTCAAAGCCAACACGGAGCTGAACAGCTTGAGCACCAAGCTGGATGAGGCTCTTGCTGGCAACCAAACCCTGCAGGCTCAACTAGAGGAGCAAGCAGGCAAGCATGCTGAAGAAGTTGCCAAGCTTGGCGCTCAGCATGAAGAAGACCTCAAGGCCCTTGAAAGCAAAGTGGCCTTGTTGGAAGAAGCAAACCTTTTGCTTGAGCAGGCACAGGCCACCGCAAGCGAACAGGCCGCAGACATTGTGGCCCAATGCGGGGCAGAGCCAGTGGAGGAA